GTGGCGGTAACATAGGTACAGGACAAGTACCTACACCGCAAGAGCAAGGATTTAGCGGAAATGAACAAGGACAGGGAGCACCTCAACAAGCTCAAGCCACTGGTCAACAACCACCAACAGTGGGCTGATTTTAGTGACTACATTGATTTTGTAATTGCTCAACAACATCGTGCAATGGAACAGTCAGACAATATTATAACGGTACACAGAGCGCAGGGCGCTATTTATCAACTACGTAGACTAAAGCTACTTAGAGATGAAGTATTAAAAGGATAAGGTAGTAATGGAAAAGCAGATGGAACTTTTTGAGGATGGTGGCCTTAAAGACGAGGGCGGCATGGTAGATGAACAATCTGGCAATGACGTTCCTGTAGGTAGCTCACGTAAAGAAGTTCGTGATGATATACCCGCTATGCTCAGTGAGGGTGAGTTTGTTTTTCCTGCAGATGTAGTACGCTATCATGGGTTAGATAAACTTATGGATTTGCGTCAAGAAGCTAAGATGGGTCTCAAGCAAATGGAAGCTATGGGTCAAATGGGTAATAGTGAAGAAGCTACTATGCCAGATGACATGCCCTTTGGTCCCAGCGATCTTATTCTTATTGGTGGTGAAATGAAAGATGGGCCACGGGAAATGGCAGAAGGTGGTGTAGTCTACGCTAACCAAGGAACTTTTGCTACAGGCATTGGCGGTTATCAACCTTCTATCTATCAAGGACAACAAACATCCTCAACATATGCACCCCCACCTAGTTCCGTTGCACCACCTGCTCCTACAGCTTCGCCTGCAGGTGGGTACATGCCTAAGTTTGTTACTAACCAAACTACGCCATTTGATGATGGTAGCCTTTCAGCAAATACAGTATCAACTGGTACAGCACAAACTGCAACTAACACAACTACAGGTGTAGATACTGCATCTACAGAAGATAAGTTTGTACCTACCATAGAAGATAAGTACACTACTTTAACGTACATCAATAAAGAAACAAATGAAAAGCGTGACTTTTATTTCTACAATGGTAATCCTGTAACACCTATTCCAGATGGTTTTGTACCATATGATGAAAGTGTAGATGAGACCGTTTCGGACCTAGTGTCTACTTCCGTTGAAACTACACAGGTTACAGGTGACAGTGATGATCCACCCCCTATAGAAACACCGGAACCTGTTGACTACGGAGCTTTGTCTACTGCCGATCTAAAAAAAGCGTATGCTCAAAACCAAACTGCCTCTGTTATTATGGCTGGTCTAACTGCAGTTAATCCTATCTTTGGTCTATTTGGGTCATGGGCTACTCGCTCTACAGGAAAAACTATTGCGGAAGAAATGAAAAAGCGAGGCATTAAAGTTCCTGAGAGTACAGGTTTTAAAGGTGTATTTGGAAATATTATAGATGGTATAAAAGATATGTTAGGTCTTGATGATGACCAAACTACTGCAGTAAAAAATGCTGTTACTAATCAACCAATTGAAAACAAAGTATCTTCACAAGTAGAGGCCGCTTTAGAAGCTTCTACCGCTGAACGAACGTCATCCCAAATACAAAGTTCTATGCCCGGAATACTAAGTATGGGTAGCGATGAAGATAAGGGTAGGACTGCCCCAACAGCTGCGCAAACAGCCGCTGCTACAAGTGGTGTAGCAACTACGGGACGTGTAGATAGTAGTGGAAAAACAGCAGGTGATACAGGGTATGTGAGTGCTCTTGCGCAAAGACAAAGCCAAAAAGACAACTCACCTCCTAAAGATAACTCTCCTCCTAAGACTACGACTAACATATCTAAATCTTCAAGCGTAAATAAAGCGGCTAATACAGCGGCGTCTAAAGCAGTTTCATCCCAGCAAGCCGCAGGTAAAACAGAATCTATAGAACAAAAAATAACACGAGGGGGTGGTTTCAAGCAAGGTGGACTTGCAACCCGAAAAAAGAAAAAGTAAATTCCACCAATTTGACTGGCTACTCATCCCCCTGCCAACACAGGCTACGGTGGCCCCAGTATGAAAGAACTGAAATATGAATGATACTAATGTTGTAGGTGAAGTAGAGACACCTAAAGTTGCAGCTTTTGCAAACCGTAAATACTCTAATGAAGAGCGCCGTAAGCAAGAACAAGAAGAGCTTGACGAACTTATTGCAGAACAGAACGGTGAAACAAAAGAAGCTGTGCAGGAAGATGACCAAGAACCCGTAAGCGCAGAAGATAAAAGTTTCAAAAAACGTTATGGTGATCTGCGTAGACACGTACAAGAAAAAGAAAAGACTTGGGAAGATAAACTTAAGCAGCTGGAAGCACAGCTAGACCAAGCTACTCGTAAAGAAATTAGCTTACCTAAGTCAGACGAAGACATTGAAGCATGGGCAACTAAGTACCCCGATGTGGCGGCTATAGTTGAAACCATTGCAATAAAAAAAGCACGTGAACAGTCGCAAGGACTAGAAGAACGTGTTAAAGAAATTGATGAGATGAAGGCAAGTGCAGCCCGTGAAAAAGCGGAAGTTCAACTCTTGCAATCTCACCCAGACTTTGGTGCTATTCGTGATAGCGATGAATTCCATGAATGGGTAGAAGAGCAACCTAAGTGGGTACAAGACGCTCTGTATGAAAATGATAGTGATGCTCGTTCAGCTTCTCGTGCAATTGATTTGTATAAAGCTGATATGGGTATTAAAACTAAAAAGACAACCAGTAACCGTGATGCAGCACGTTCCGTAGGAAATCGTTCTGGTCGCAGTGCTCCTAGTGAAGACAGTAAGTCAGGAGTATTCAGCGAGTCACAGGTAAGTAAAATGTCTGCACAACAATATGAAGCTGTTTCTGACGAGATAATGGAAGCTATTCGGACAGGTAAATTTGTTTACGATATGTCGGGAAATGCCCGATAAACCTATTGACATCTTAGTTATTTATGATATAACTATATGTACAATGTAATAGTGTTGGCCCCGCTAGGTATTAACTACGGTCACCCAGCACTATTAACAACTTAGCAAACAATAATAACATTTATCGAACAACCTAATGTCTCATGGCCCGTTTAATAGAAGGTAGGCCAACTTTCTAAAGAACGCACCCTAGTAGTACATAGCCTTCGCATAGGTAATTAATAGTTTGCATCTGTAATCTAAATGCTAAAGGAGAATTATTATGGCATTCGGACAAGCTTCGGGTTATACCAACCTGAACTCAGGCAACTTCTCGCCTGTTATTTACAGCAAACAGGTGCAGCTTGCATTCCGCAAGGCATCTATTGTTGACGCAATCACTAACAACGATTATTTTGGCGAGATCGCCAACATGGGAGACACTGTGAAGATTATTAAGGAGCCTGAAATTTCAGTCTCTGCGTATCTTCGTGGTACAACTATCACCCAGCAAGATTTGACAGATAACGATTTCTCGTTAGTTGTTGATAAAGCTAACTATTTTGCTTTTAAAGTAGATGATATTGAAGAGGCTCACAGCCACGTCAATTTCCAAACACTTGCATCTGATCGTGCAGCTTTCCGTTTGGCTGACCAACATGACCAAGAAGTTCTTGGCTATTTGGCTGGTTTCAAACAGTCTGCACTGCATGACAATGCCGATACAGTGAACGATCAAGTTAACGGTACTAAAGCTGACGCAACTGCAGGCACAGATGAACTGCTTGCAGCTAACAAGCTTTCCCGTCCTAACTTTGGTAACATCACTACTGCAGGCGTAGCTGGTGACGCTATTCCAGTTGCTGCTCGTTTGCCCGGTGCAACTGCACTGCCAACTGCTTACGTATCTCCAGCAATGCTGGTTGCACGTATGGCACGTTTGCTTGATGCACAAAACGTACCTACCCAAGGTCGCTGGATTGTTGTTGACCCCGTGATGATGGAAGTACTTCGTGACGAAGATTCACGTCTTCTGAACGCAGACTACGGTGGAGCAGGTCTTCAGAATGGTCTTGTATTGAACAACTTCCACGGTTTCCGTGTACACGTTTCAAACAACCTTCCTTCTGTTGGTACTGGTGCATCGACAACAGGTACAGCGGCACAGTCTACTAACTACGGTGTTATCGTAGCTGGTCACGACTCTTCCGTTGCAACTGCCGAGCAGATCAACAAGACAGAAACATACCGTGACCCAGACAGCTTTGCTGACATCGTTCGTGGTATGCACCTATACGGTCGCAAAATCTTGCGCCCAGAAGGTCTTGTCA